CAATTTATCAGGTAACCTAATGGTATCATTATCTGGTCGATAATGAACTTGAAGCGTCTCACACCTTTTATGAAGGGCAAGACTATGACTATAAGTCAAGGCTTACAAGATGATGTGTGTAAAAAATTAAGAATGATAGGATTACCTAGGGCTGATACATTAGCCATAGTCAACTCTATTACTCGTCAGGTGCGCTGTGAGGGTCCAGAGAACGTTGTAAAACGTTTAAAGAACCTTAAACAGGCTGCTGTTAATTTCATAGCAGGTCAATCATATGACCTACCATGGATTGCACACTCTTCCAATGGGAAACCGAAAGGTCCCTGGAAGCGCGTGTGGATTCTTCTCGAATCCAAACAGCATAAACACCAAAAACGAGCTCTTAATGCGATGATGGTATATGCTTCTATAGTTCTACCTAAGAGAGCAAGTCCAACACCTACACAGGAACGAAAGTTTTTGTCAAGTGTATCCTTTGAGAAATCAGAAGTACACCGTAGGACGAAGATCTTGTATGATACTGTAGAGAAGGGCGGATTCAGTGCTAGTTCTAACACTCTAAAAAGAATGTTGGAGGCTAAGAACTGGAAACCAGACTCAAGTCGGAAGAATATCCCCGATATACAAGTTTGGTTGGCCCAACGATATAGTAGCACTCCTGAGCTAGCCCAGAGGTCAGAAAAACACCTTCATAGATTTCTCCATGATGAAGTGTTTAATGAGTTCTATTGCATGCCTCAGGTAAAGAAAGTTTTGGGAGAATTAGGCGAGGATCATTTCTGGCTTGATCAATCCTGGATGGGATCTTACAAAGATTGGAAACAATCAAAACCTGTAGATAAACCCATTGGAACCATAGGTAGTTCGCAAGAACCCGGCCTTAAGTTCCGAGCTTTTGCATCACCAAATCTGGTGATTCAGTGCTCCTTAGAAAGACTAAAGATAAATCTACTCGAGGCTCTCAAATGCCTCCCGTGGGATTGTACTCATAACCAGGAATCTGGTGTGAGTAAAGTCCAACAATGGTTGGTCGATGGTAAACAGTGTTTCTCTGTAGACCTTTCTGATGCCACTAATAACTTCCCTTTAGTGTTACAAGAGATGCTTTTAGTAACTCTTGGTGTACCAGAAGATGACCGATTATTGTTTAATATGGTTTCCCGTTCTCCTTATAAGATATCATGGAATAATGAGTCTGTGTCGTGGAATATAGGTCAGCCCTTAGGGGCAGGCCCATCTTTCCCAGCATTTTCTCTTACCCATGGTCTCGTCGTACTCGAAGCGATTGCTCGCTCGGAACGCAAAGGAGGGAAACACACGGTCGATGAATTCTTGATTTTGGGTGATGATTTCATCACTTGTAGTCCTGATATTCATCGTGAGTATAGATCCGTTTTACGGGATCTTTCTTGTCCCGTTAGCGAATCTAAATGCTTAGTTTCTCATGTAGCTGGAGAATTCGCAGGTAAACTTATAACGAAAGACCATGTTTTCCATGGTTTCAAGTTTAAGGAGATCAGCGATCTTAGTTTCATGAGTGTCGTAAGAACACTAGGATCCCAGGCTATCAGCAAGACGTTATTGACTAAACATCAATATACATACTGCAAACTAGTATCTGAGATGCCCGAACCGTTCGGCTTAGGATTCAACCCTAAAGGGAGATCCCTAGCAGATAGGTACGAGGAACTATTGGTTCTACTCGACAAAAAAGCATTGATTAAACGCGATACTGACCTTGTTTCTGCCTCACTATTAGTAACAAAATATCGTTACTTGGCTATGCATAACAAATATTACCGTTTATTGGATTGTAGGACAGAGCCTGTTGAGAAACAAGTTCCTATCCGACCTCCTGGTAATATGCGTGATGAGATAGCATACTTAGTGAGCGGAGAAAGGCGTGTCATACCTTCCACTCGTAAGAGTGGCGACCCTAGGGAGAATCCTTTAGAGGATGCCTTAGGTTACGCTGCTGAACAGCAGAAGATCCTTGACGCGTACCGCATGAGACGATCAGCCTCTTATCATCCAAGTAGCGACCCTGTTGAGGGTTCACCGGATAATAATTGTGATCGAAATAGAGACGACAACGACCTATCTTTTTAAGATATTCGCAATAGTCTTGGGCCACTTTCTACGGTGGTCAAACAATGTCACGAGAGTGACCGTTTAAGGAACACAACTTAGGTTGTGCTCTCCCTGGGGTGGTTTCCTT